TTCTGGGCCTCTCCCCGTGATTCCTCCTGCGGTGGCCACTCCTATAGCTGACATCCATAGCCCTACTCCGGTAGCCATCCTTCCCCTAGCTGCTGCTTGGACTACTGGGTTTGCATTTTTAAGATCTTCCACATACCTTTTATGGAGTCCTTTACTGGCTATCCAGTTAGAATCAGAGATCATAGGAAAAGTACGTTCTCCGAAAAACTTAATGATGTTGAGAGGTGTACTTACGAAAGGCATGATAAGCCTTAGCCAAGGAGCAGCAGCAACAAGCTGTTGTGTTCCTTTTCCTATGGCTCCTTCTTGGGGACGGGTAAACGTAGCTTCCTGAGCGGCGGCAAAGGCTGAATCGGATACATCTCCCTTTGTGTTACTCCAGTTACTATCATAATAATCATTCATTATGTTAAGTCTGGTTAGCTGATCTAATTCTTCCCCTGTTTCTGCTCTGGTTTTTTCTACCATGTTCTTCATGTGAGCATGAGCTTCTCTCCGGATAGCTCCTTTAGAGTACCGTTCACCATTCGCCCTGAATATTCCTTCAAAAATATCGGCTGCTTCGTCTGCTATAGCTTCAGCAGGAATAGCTCCATCATACAAACCGGATTTAGCGAGTTTCTCATAGGCTTGAATCATGGACTCAGCACGGGCCATGTGGCGAAACTGAAGCTGCTTAAAGAATTCATCCGTTCCTGTGAGGAACCGAGTAGGCACTCTCACGATTTTACCAAACTTATCTACTTTCGTTCCAAGATGATCGGCTATGAGCCCTAGAACTCCTCCTTGTTCAGTGAAAGACCTCTGTGAAATAGCTGATCCGTTCAGCTCAGAAGCCACAGCAGCTTTAGGCTGTAGAATCGTATCTTCCTCCCTAAAAGCCCTTCTTCCTAGCTGGAACGCTTCATCTATCGACTGCAATAATGAAGTCAGCTTAAAGGCTTCCCTCCTCTGTAATAAAGCATCCCTTGTAAAGGCAAACTTGGCATCTTTAGTCATCTTGAACTGAATATGCGCTCCTAGTGCTTTTTCCAGAGGTAGAAACACAGCAGTAAGCCCGTTACCGATAAAGTTAATCAAAGAAGTTCTAGGGCCGCTAAGGAGGGCATTGATCCAGAGTTCGTTGTGAACGTCCCATCCATTCTTATTAAGTCCTAATTTAGACATCCCCGCAGCTCCGTGCTTTTCATAAACTTCGATAGCTTTATCTATGGCTGTGTCTAAACTTTCAGAGTCAGTCTTTCTGAGAGCCAGTTCTGCATCAAGAAAAGCTCCAGCAGCTTTGGGGTCTTTAAGGTCATCTACTGTTAAGTAAGCGTCATCTAGTTTGTTTAGCATCTGGAGTTGTTGACCTAGCTTTGTCCGTACCGCTCCTATCGCCGTCACCATTGTTTTCTGTTTTACATCAAACTGTAATATCAAGGCTTTTTCTACTGCTAGTTGCTCTGATAGAGTGGGCTTATCAACTTCAGAGGCTTTCGCAATCTGCTCTCTAAGGGAAATGGCTCTCTTAAAAGCATCTCCCATCTGTTCTTGGGACATACGAAGGGCGGCAGTAGCAGAAAAAAGGAGTGCATCCTGTTCTTCTCCTTTAGTCAGGAGTCCCATCACTTCAGCAGCCTCTCCTAGTCCTAAATCTTTCCACTCTGCTTGCCACTTTTTCCGTGTGCTATCATCAAGTAAAATTGTTTTCTTCGCTTTGAGAATCGCATCATAATTTCTATTGATGAATGCAATAGTATCCTGAAAAATCTCCTTCCCGTTTCGGAACGTATTTATATTTAAGAGAACCCCATCTTTCTTGAAATTCTCAGTTAGGTTCTCTATCGCCTCCTCTCCTTTCATCTCTTCCAAATCATCTAACACCTTATTTACAGAACCAGTTTTCCCTATTAAGTCTATGGAACTTTTGTTACTGGAAGATGGAGGAGGAGCCTCTGCCTTTGCTTTAGGTTTTGTAAGGTCAGGCGTAGGTTGCTCCTTATTGAGCTTATCAGCAGCCTCTACAATTTTGGATTGTTCAGGTTGAGTGGCTTCGTCAACTTCATTTGGAGATTTACCTTCTGATCGTAAGTCCTTAGTTTTCCGTATTTTCCGAACACTCGCCACAAGTAGGTCTAGTATTCCCCCTATAAACACTCCTTCCGCTGCGTTTTTAAGCCTTCCTTCCAGCTCACTATCAGTCATATCACTAGCGAGGTATTCACTTATAGGGTTCTGGAGAACAGGGAACTGCTGCATTAAATCCGAAAGTCTTGCATCATGGGCATCAAACACAGCAAAATCTGTAACAGCTCCCAACACAGCCGCTTCTTTGAGGGTGAGTTTTCCTATGCTGCTAGTCCCAGTTGCCAACAGTCCTTTAGCTTTAGAACCTTTAGAGAGCTTAGAAACTTTAGAGAGCTTTCCTGCTTTCCCTGCCCAACCTACAATCGGGATAAATCCTGCTGCAAAATTAGAAACTCCCTCTATAAGACCCCCCGGAGCTGTCTTAGACGTTCCTAGCCAATCATCTCCTAAATTGTAACTAATCCCCGGAATGATGTTCCCAACTTCAACTATCTCTTCAACGGCTGTAGCTGCTCCACGGGGAATCCCTAGAACAATATCTTTCCAGTATGTTCCCACAGAATGCCCCTCCTCTTCCTCCATCAGAGGCTCCTCTGTGTTTGACGCTGAAGAACCATAGTATAACGGTGCGGCGTGAGGGTCTGACTTAAATAAAGAATCTCTAAGTTTCTCGGACATGGCTATTTAATATTTTCTTTTTCTCTATAGAGGCCAGAGAGCCGTTTCTCAGCGTTTTTGTAACCCTGACTTTTTTGTACCTTGGGCCATGTACCGTTTTGAAGGGCATCATCCCTCATTTTACGAACACGGGCATCTAGGGTGTCTATCTCTTTCTGAACCTTAGCGAGCTTCTGTTTCACCTCTGCGAAGTTCTCCCCATAAAGTTTTCGATCTTTTTCGTCCTGAGCTTTTTGAGCTTTTATCTGAGCTTTTATCTTCTCCTCTTTCGCTAATTTCCTCAAAGCCTCCATCTTGCGCTCTGTCTTTTCTTTCTCTTCCTGTGCCTTAGCTTTTTCCTCTGCCTTCTTTTTATCGGCTTCATCTCTCTTTTTATCGGCTTCGATCTTCTTTTTAGCGGCTTCAGCAGCGGCCTTGGCCCTTGGTTCTTTAAGGCGGTTTTCTAAGTCCTTAATCTGGTTATCAAGTTCGGCGGATTCCTCTGATGACAGTCCACCCATCGTTTTTGTCCATCTGTCATGTAAATCCGATAAATCCTTCTCCATCTTCTCAACAGAACCAGCTTTAGGCTGCGGCTTTCTCGGAGTATAAAGAGACGGCCCCTTAGAAGGCTTTGCTGGCTCTTGCTTTTCCTTAGCTTTCTTGAACTTCTGATAATCTGCGATTAACGCTTTTCCTCTGAGAGTTTCTAGCTGTGTCAGTATTAAGCTCTTTAGGACGGCACTCCGTTCTTTAGGATCATCTCCAGCAATACCAAGAGCGTCCAATGCTCTGTCTAACTCTGACTTCTCTCCTCTTTCTACCGCTTCGTCATGCTTATCATAAGCGTAAAAAAGCTCCGCTGTATTCGCAAACATGGCTGTGGTGAATGGGTTGATAAGATCAGTCAGTTCTTCGTCTTTTTCTAAGAGAGAGGAAAAAGGAATAGACCGTGCTTTCCGATCAATGCCTAATACTCTGTTACTTTTATCTAGCTTCTTCGGGTAGAGGTTTCCAGAAATAACCTCTTCAATAGTAAGGTTAGTCACGCTTAGTAGCCCTCTTATCTCTACTCCAATCTCCTTACGAGCTTCAGGGTCTGTCTCTTTCCAATAATCTCTTATACTGTTATTTAACTTCTTTCTAGCCTTCCGCTGATTAGCCTGAGTCTCTAGCGTAAGCTCCTCCAACACTTTTTTATGCTTTTCTAGGGTTACTGCATATTTGGGAAACCTTTCCTTCAGTACCTCTAGTTGTTCCCATAGTGGTTTATCGGAATCCCCCTCTGGAATTCCCAACGCATCAATCAGCTCTACAGATTTCTTCCTAATTTTTTCTTGATCCTCCTGCCTATCTGTCGAAAAAGAATCCCACCAATCCTTGTCGAACTGTTGTTTCCGCACCTCATTCTCATCTTTCATCCTCTTAAAGAGAGCAGCTACCTCACTGGGCGTTTTCATTTCATCTAGTACCTCTTTACCCGCTTCTTTTATTGCCCTAGTAGCCTGTTTTCCCCGTTCAAATGCGTCTTTTTTAGCAAGTTCTGGGAACTCCTGCATCCAGTCTTGATACTTACTCACTGCTAAATTGGTAACTCTCTCTTGGAACTCCCCTTGGAGTGCTGCTATCTGCTCTTCCTTCCCTATGCCACTTTCATTATCAATAGCCGCATCTCCCGGTAGGTTTAAAGCTATACGAGTTAAAGCATCTTGTGAGTTTTTAAGTAGGTTATTAAGGGCGATGTTCCTTGTTATTTCTGGAACCGCTGTAGCATTGAAAATATTGTCACTCAACTTACTGTATTGTGCGGGGTCGAGCCACTCTCTTGCTTCATCTAGGCGATCTTGTGCTAGTTCAATACTAGCTGTGCCCTCAATAAGTTCACTAGGGTTCTTTAGTAAATCATTTATATCTTTGGTTAGGGCATCAGCCTGACCTTTTCTTGTAGCGGAAGTGGCCCTGAATCTGTAATAGAGTTCTTTTAAGAGTCCTAAATCTTCGCTGTAAAGAGCCGGATCAAGCTGGAAAAGAGATAGCGTTTTAGGAGAGCCATCTTCATTCTTTTCATTAAGAAGAGGAAATTGCTTCTTCAAGAGAGTAGCTAAGAACGCTTCTTTCTCTTTAAGAGAGGCTTGAGGATGGCTCTGTTCAAAGGCAGCTATCCTTGCTTGAGCTAGTGCTTCTATCCTCGCCCTTCTTTTCGGGTAGAGAGACTCGTTCAGCCTCTTGGCATTACTGATTGCTGATCGAATATGTTCCTCATCGCCTCTGCTTATCAAAGGAATAGCCCCTCTACCTTCGGGCCCGATTCCGAGCCCTTCAAAATCCATGAAAAACTCAAAGAGTTGCTGGGCTTCCTCTATCTGTTCTTCAACTAACAGTTTATTAATAGCCAGTTTAGCCGCATCGCCTGTTCTCTCTCCTATATCTCCTACTCCAAAAGCCTTAGCCTCGGCTATTTGACCTTTAAGCGTTTCTCCCAACTTCTTATAGGCTTTTTCCTTTTCTTCAGGCTTTGCCCATTTAGACCTACTATCCATCCAACGGTCTACGCTAGTTCCAAAGTTCTGCTGGAAATTCTCCGCTGAAAGTTTCTCTTTATTAGCTTCTACTAAGTCCTGAGAGCGCTGAGTAAATTCAACGTCAACCTTAGTGAACTCATCTGGAGCCCATGTCCAAAAGGCTCCAAACTCTTTCTCAAGCTCATCACTTGCTTCCTCTATTATGTCTCTTCGCCGTGCTTCGTTATCAACCTCCGAAGATATATCGGCTGATTCCTCTAATTTACTAAAAAGAGCGTTGCGGTAATCTGTGGCTATTACCCGCTTTGCCATCTCTCTTTTGAGGTAAGCAAAAAACGCAGGAGTAGCTGTAGCAGGAATAGCTCCCGTTTCAACAAGAGCCTGTATCCCCGGATCGTTTCCAAGTAAAATAAGAGAACGGGCGTCAGCTATCTCTGGCCCTTTGTCAGCAATATCTCCTTTAGCCCAGCTTTCCCGCTGACTGCCCTCTTCTGATGCCTTCCTGAAACTCTTTCCCCCTACTATCGCAGCAGCATATTCCTTAGCTAGTTGTTTATCCTGTTCATCCTGTATAGAGGCTTGACGTAGTTTAGTGTTAGAAAAGACCTCCCCAAAATCACTAAGGCTCTTGGCTAACTTGGTAAGCTGATTCGTAGCAGGAGGTCTAGTAGCAGCTACAGGACGCTCTTGGATAAGCCCCGGAACGCTTATAGCAGGAGGGTAGCCAAGTCCTCGGTACTCTTTTCGTGCTGTGATTTTCTCTGCCATGTTACCTTTATTATCCGAGGAACCTAAAAGGCTCCCGTTCACTTATAGGAGTGCTCTGGTTTCTTATCTGGTAGTCCCTCTGGGCAAAGTCGTAGGTACTCAATCCAGCCTTGCCTAGATCAATAGCCAGATTAGCGAAGCTAGGACGGCTTACAGAACGGTTAACATCCGTCATTCTCATCTCACTTCCCCTGCGTCCAGAGGCGATCTCTTGGTCATAAGCAGAGGCTTGCATACTCCCTTGGCGATCCAGAGACTCATAGAAATCTAATTCCCTCCGTGTGCCTTCCGCTAGGAGAGCGTCAACACTAGCTCCGCTGATCCCTGCTTCCCCTGCTGCCGTGACGTTTCTAGCGGCCATTGCACGGGCTTCTTGGGAGACTTTAGCCAGCTCTCGGCCTCTGGCTTCCTGTTCACTCTGCTGACGAAGGCGGAGGTTAGTTTCAGCCTGTTGTTGGCGTTCCCTCTCCGCTGCCATGAGCTGCTGTTGGTAGGTAGTCTGAGCCTTCGCCGCTTGGCGTTGGCCTATAAACTGCATTCCAGAAGATGCTGCCGTAATAGCCAGCATGGAGTTCATCATAAACGCTGACTGGGCTGCTGCCGCAGCTACATTCCCTCCTGCTGCCACTGCTGCTGCTGGTGCTGCAAAAACACACATATTAGTTATTCACTTTCAGTTTACTAAATTCGTAAAAATCTTCACCATTGGCTCCAAAGCCTTCCAACTTGTTAACAAAGGTAAACCCTAGCCAACTAAGCCATTGAATATGCACACTATTATCGCAATGCACGATATTCAAGAGCAAATCGTTGTTGTGGTGAAGCTGTTCAACCCAATGTTTGCTATGGCGACACAGGGTAAACTTGATTTCCTTTAGTAATGGGGAGCTAAGGAGTCCTATTCCTGCTACGTTAGGTACTATCTGCTTGATTCCAAAGATAGCCACAGGATGCTCGTTCTTGGTTATCGTGAAAGATAAGTCAGACTCCATGACTTGCCGTTGGAGGATTACAGTCATGGATGCGTCAGGGCCGAACAAAGCTCTCATCTCATTAACATCCTCCACCCTTAGCTCCTTAGCCAAAGACAAAGCATCAGCTTGGACAGCAGGGCGAACTGCTACTCCAGAGCTGTATCTAGCTGGCTCAGGTTTACTAATTGAATCGGCGGTTACGGACTGCATAAATAGCTTCAAATTCCATTGAGACAAGCGATGAAGGAAATGGTGAGTCGTTGAGGATAGATATGACGACTTGATCGTTTTTCGAGTACACAGGGAACCGGAAAATCCCATCTTGTATAGAATCCGTCTGAGAACCCAAGACGGCAGTTCCGGTTCCGATGGATCGTCCATTGTAGACATAGCTGTATTTATCTCTGTTGGATGGAGTAACTTCCACTCGGAAGTACCGACTATCATTATAGACAAGAACCCCATTCCTTATCTGGAAGCGTCCTTGAGCTACCATGACCTGACCACGGCCACTAGAGCTTCCAGTACGGAGCTGGGGTCTGGAGATGTCATAGGTCATCGTGTAGGCAACTCCAGCAAAGATTGGTTGGTTGGTATAGTTCCCCTTCACGACTACAGATGTCCCTGACTTGCTATCCACATCAAGAATAACACCCTCTGGGAGCTTCCGCTCGACTGAGCCTTGGGGATTACTCCCTACTACATTAAGGTTACTCCCTGCATCGGGGTGAGGTCTGGAGACGATCTCGATTGTATCATTGTCCACATTGTAGGGCATAGTGAACGTAGTCTTATCCGTAGAGGAGCTATAGGAGCCTCCAGTGATAGCCGTTCTCCGGTCTAGGAGAGTCACATACTCACTCCCGCTGTCCTTCTGCCCTGCTTCCATGTCTATGGATTCCAGAAACACCCCTTCGTCCCGTTTAATTGTGACATACAGGGTTGAGTCAATAAAATCTGTGTTGAGGACAGTGGAACCCGTGCCAAAATCAAACTTGAACCAAGCTGATTGGAGTTTATCTGAGCCGCTAAAGAAATACTTATAGACGTAGACACCATTGGTGAACCCGTCAGCCTGACAGACCAACACTTGCTCATTATCAGCGGCAGTGATCTTTGTTAGGTTCCCCTTCAGATACTTGGGAACCTGAGCTGTTATGTCAGCTCCGTCAAAGAATTGAGTGTCAGGGTTAATGAAGTATTCCTGAACCCCAGAATACTCGTTTCTATCAAAAGCAAAATAGAGGTTACGTCCAACAGGCACAGGCGTACATAGGTTGGACATGGTGTAAGCGGTAGACTGCTGAATACTTACTGTTTTTGGGGTCAGGAGTTCAGCAGCTTGAAGAGTGAACTGTGTCTGGTCAGCAAAGAGGACAAGGCGATCATAGAAAGGCACGGCAGAGAATAGGACGCTCACCTTGGTGGAGCTGGTTCCTATATCAATCATATCACTATCAAGAAGCTGGGTAACGGTAGTCCTCCAGAAGTTGAAGTATTCAGAAGCCTCGGAGAAGATGATGTTTTCATCAGCCACATAACCAAGACGGTTCTTGAAAAAGAACAGGTCTTTAATCTTCTTAGTAACAAAAGAAGCCTTGGGGTTCGTATCATCATCCCCCACAAGCCTCTCAGCCCATGTAGCCTCGCTAAAAGTAAAGGTTCCATCTGACTCACGGACAAGCTGGTGGGGCATGGTGGAGGCTTCATATTCCTTATCTACCCCCGGAGCTGGAGCTTCACTCCATTGACCAGAGCCTCCACTCCCATCATCAGCCACAAATTTCAGCCAGTATTCATCTCCAGTCTCTTCAGGTGCGCCTATAACTTTGATTAGGTATCCATTCGGCCCCTCCACAGGTAGATCAACGAAGTTTTGGACACTTCCTGTGCAGTTTTTAATAAAATCTCCAGCCTTGGAATCCTCCACATCACAGGTGAAGGCTGATGAATCGTTCTTGACGATGTGCAAGGTAGCTCCGTACTGCGTTACGGTGTATGTGCTTGAACCAATAGCGGTAGCAAGCTGTGTAGCGATATAAGACGGCTGGATATTAGATACTGTGGAGGCAGCACTTGTGTGCGAGTAAGTAGTTCCTCCTAAAGTAATTTTGTAAGTAACTGAGTAATCCCCTTGAGAGATAAACACCATAGCCTCCTCCACTGCTGCTGTGGTCTGTCCTGAGCCAGCGGCTACTGTTTTCGTCTTGTTGAGGACAAAGGTATAATCAGCAACAGTGAGGCATTTGAGGTCTGTGCTGGGAGAGGAGGTGGTGATATACCCTACCCCGTCTGGAGTAGCGACAGTCTTTTCTGTTCCGTCAATATCAAACACCTTGACGGTATTATTCTGGAAAACCACCGCATATCGCTCAGAGCTGTCACGGTTGATAGTGTGGACTTCGGTATCTCCCACACTCCCGTCGATTAGCTTGGCTATATGCTTGAGGGGAGGGCGTTTGATTAGTCCCTCAACAAGAGAAGAATATCCATTAACCTGTTCTTCTGCCTGAGAGCCATAACGGAGTCCATCGGCTTGCTGACTAACCCCACTAACAAGGTTAGGTATTGAGGTGGAAATTAATGACATAACTACCGCGCAATAACATTATAGGAGTCCAAATTATCAAAGATGGTGTAGTCAGCGGTATCGTCATCAAAGTCCTTCAGGGCAGCTTGAGCTGTAGCTTCATCTGCTGCTAGAATCCTTAGCATCTCAGGGGAGCCTACGACTCGATCTTGGAAGATACGGGAACTTCTGGTTGTGATATAGTACCGAGCTGGTTGTGGGAGATCAGTAAATTCAAGAAGGAACATGATTTCCCCCTTTAAGTCCTGCTCAAAAATGAATGTGTGGTTCTTCCGGTCATATAACTTGGAACCCCGCTGAACCACATCAATACTAGGGTAGTCTTGGTTCTTCACATCAAACCGGACACAGGTAGACGGTAATTCCAGTTCATTTGCTCCGGTTCTTGTGAGGGTGTAGTCCGGTTCTGTATTGAAATGCCAGCCCCTACTCTGCACATCCCTGTTTACTTCGTCCAAGATTTGCTTGGCGATACGGGCTTCTGCGTTGGT